CGCCCCGACTTACCGCATGGCAAAAGACATCGCCTGGAAGGTGATGAAACGTATTGTCCCCGCCGCTTGGATCAAGTCCAAGAACGAAACGGACCTCAAGCTGGAACTTGTCAACGGATCCACGATCGAACTAAAGGGCACCGAAAACGCAATGGCGTTACGAGGCCGCAGTTTATCCGGCGTGGTACTCGACGAAGCCGCATTTATGGACGCCGCCGTCTGGTTCGAGGTGATCCGCCCCGCATTAGCGGACAAACAGGGCTGGGCATTATTCATTTCCACCCCCGATGGAACGGCCAGCTGGTTCTACGAACTATGGCAGTACTGCATCACAGGCGACACCAACTGGAAACGTTGGAGCTTCACTACAATCCAGGGCGGCAACGTCCCACCGGAAGAAATCGAAGCTGCACGAGGCCAACTGGACCCACGAACTTTCCGCCAAGAGTTCGAGGCCAGCTTTGAAAACCTATCCGGTCTCGTTGCCGTCTCATTTGGCGACGCAAACATCAGCACCGCCGCAAAGGACATCCCAATCCTCCCACTACTACTGGGCGTCGACTTCAACGTGGACCCAATGACCGGAATCTGCGCGGTCAAGGACAACGACACCCTCTACGTGTTCGACGAAATCCACCTAACGGGCGGCGCCACCACCTGGGACTTCACGGAAGAAGTAATCCGCCGCTTCGGCCTGGAACGCCGCATCATGGCCTGCCCGGACCCAACAGGCGGCGCCCGCAAAACCCAAGG